CTAAACTCACTTTCGAGCTCATTCTTTTTGTTTTGTACCCCTGCACGGAATATGTTTAAGTCTTGGGTGAGTTGAGCTTTTTCTTTCACCATTTCGGCAATAGAGTCTACAAGTGTATTTGCCCTATTTTGAAGATCTGAATTTGACGCAGAGAGCGCTTGATTGATCTTTGTAACATTCTCTAAATCAGTCCGAGCAAGTGCAACTTCTGCCAGAGCCGTATCTCTTTGTTCAGCCCATGTCCTGAGCTGTTGATTTTGTTCTGGTGAAAGTTGATTAATCATGGTTAATATCTCTCTGACCAGTGGATGTTTCCTTCAAAGGTTCCTCCAGCGACCGTCAGAATGAAGTCCTGTCCTGGTGGACATTCAAAGCGTGGTCTGTTGTCCTCTCCAGGCTCATCTGTGAGTGTAAGCCCTTGTCCGGCATCAAGAGTAAATGATGCGAGTGTTGTTACTCCAGAGATTACATCTACAGTTCCTGCTCCACTAAGGTCACCTACTAATTCATGCACGTAGATCCATCGATCTAGAGTACTAGGTATGATTATGTTTGCTCCAGGACCAGCGCTGACTGGTTCGTTTATTTTCCTTGAGTGTGCATCTTGTAGCATTTTGGTTTGTAATTATTTTATAATCCGCCCTATACAACCCTCCGTAGAGGGCTGTAAGGATTGACTAGATAGTCACACCGTCACCCGCGCTCCACATCCAACCACGTAGGTCAGAGGCGCCCATAACTGAAAGACAGTTGAAGTTGAGAACGAGGTCCTGGTTACCGAGCAAGTCAACAACCGCAGGTTCTGCGCGTGTTGGCAATGCTTCGATGTACAAGAATCCGTAATCAGCATTCATCATGTTTGAATCGAACATACCCCAAGCAAGTCCTGTCAAACCTAGGTTCTCGTAAGGCGATAGCGCAACAATCTTGAAGGTTGAAGTCGCTGGCGCGTTATTGAATAGGTTTGTTTGCTGAGGAGCAAGACCTTTGTCAATCGTTCCCTTGATAGTTATCGCAAACTGTTCTGTAGCAGAACCCTTACGACAAACAAGTGTATCAAGAGTAGACATCAAAGGAAGTGAACGTCCGTCCTTCTTCAAAGCCTGTTGGCGACGAGCCGCGAGGAGTGAAGAGTAAGTGAACTGAGGAGAAGGGACAACATCGATAATAACGTTGTTCCATACTGGTCCTCCATCCTCCTGAGGGTGAAGTGTTGTCCAGTATTCTACTGCGTCAGCACCAAGAGTACTGATTGGAGTAGGTGTACCTACTGAGTTGATAGGAGTCCACACGAATGATGTGTTGAAGCCCTGAGCGAGAAGAGACTGACCGAGGTAGTTCTTCGCGTGCTCGAGAGCGTTCTTTCCATCAAGCACTTTCTGCTTAACAGTTCCTTTAATTTTAGCTGCTGAACTTTCAAAGAGGAAGAAGTTTGACTGGAAGGTCAGACGTACTTTCTTTGTAAAGTGCATTTGGACATAGTTTTTACTAAATCCTTGGATCGGAGCGTCAGACGCACCAACAGCACCATCAGGAATAATTTCAGCCATTCCAAGGCCAGTAACACCCGTGTCAGAGTAGATTCTTTGTCCATCTGCTACCTTATGCATAAAGTCCAAGTATTCAGCTCGAACTGTAGGGGATGTCTTCGGAGCGATGTGTTTGAGCACATTGTTCACGATTACAGCATAATCATTAATTGTACCTACCATATAATTTTACTACTTTAGGCTATTAAACAAATCGGACAATAATCTTTCGATCTGCCGCTGGACCGTATGGCTCGACCTGAACCACGACTCCGTTAGCATCATCAATACCAGTGTTGTCTACAGTGAGTGAGTCACTGAGGATCATACGCTGGTAGTTATGAGCTGCGTTTGAGTTGTTGAGTGAATCAACGACCCAAGTATCGTTCTCGAATACCTCAAGAGCAAGAACCTGTGCAAGGTTATCTGCTGCTGCGATTGATTCGTTTGCGACACCCATAATTTCTGATCGCACAGTGGTGTTCGTAGCAGGTACGACAAGACCGGCACCTGTTGTAGCAAGTACCTGGTTTACCGTAGTGACTGTTGCGAGCGCCTTATTCAACGGGGTTAGGGACCGCGTTGGATTTTTTATCTGAGATTGAATGAATCCAGTCATAGGAACAATATTTAGTTGTAGCCCCGAACTAAAGTTTAGTCAGAGAGGAGCTCAAGTGCTTTCTCTTCGGAAATCCCAGTTGCTTTGAGTTCGTCAATAGATTTCTGCATCTCAGGAGAGTATCCACCCTTTGCAATTGTCCCGCCAGGGAACTGCATAGCGTTTATTTTTTCCTGAACGTTAGCTGCTTTGAGTACTCGTTCCTGTATTGACTCTGATGGCTTGAACATGCTTTCTCTTGCGAGTTCTAGCACGGTCATAAGTTCTTTCCCTGTCTTGCCTGCCCAATTGTAATTGGTATCAACAAAGTCAAAGAATACTTCGCGCACATCTTCGTCTTTCAGATCAGCGTGTCTCTCAAGGAACTTATCAACAGTACTTTTGGTATCTGCTGCAATTCTTTCTTGACGGACGATCTCAGCTATATCCTCTTTAGTAGCACCGCCGAGTTCTTTTAAACGTTCTCGGTCAGCCTTTAGAGCTGGGTCCTCATCACTATCCTTAGCCGGTTCTACACTCTTAGTGAACGAGTTATTAATTTTATCGGTACCATTAAGCGTCTTGAGTTGATTCTTAGTGGTTGCTATCTGCTCCGATAAGTGCTGCTTCGCTTCTGGAGAGGTGGCTGTTTTTCGTCTTTTTACGAGATCAAAGAGTTCAACACGTTTTTCATAGGACTCGTCTGATTCGAATTTCCCTTTATTGGGGATACGAAACTCATACTTCTCTTCCTTTGGCTCTTCAGCTTGGGGGTCACTGGCTTCCTCCTCCTTCTTTTCCGGCTCGGGAGTGTTTGGCTCCTCTTCCTTAGTTTCAGGTTCAGCTACTGTTGGTTGTTCCTCTAGTGCTTTTCCAGCTTGTACAGCTTGGATTGAATCAGCTAACTCTTTGTCGAGGGCTGAATCATCGTCTACTGCCTCTATTGTTTTGTCTGGGTCCATGTTTTTGTATCCGGTTTTATCGTAAACCGTGGACGTATGGTTACTATTAATGATAAAGCCCTTTGGCTAATCTTGTCAATGCCTAATCTGCCATTTTAATGGTCGACTTCACGCGAAGTAGCTTCGATCTGAGTGTATCGAGGTTCATACCTCCTTCTTGAATAAAACTCAGTGCGTGCTTCTGGAAGTCTCCTTCGATAGAGTCAGTGTCGGGACCTATAGTGTGCGCGTGCTTAATAGGCACGATGACCACATAGAGCTCCTTGTCGTCTACTTTGTAAAATAGGAAGTTATCAGATGGCTTGAATATCTTATGAAAGACCTCAAGAATATCCTCTCTACTTACTGGCTGTCCGCATTCTCTATTAAAATACTCCGGAGCAGTGTCTCCACCCTTCGGTGCATAGAAGTAATCCTTCTCTTTAACCTCTTCTCCTAATGTGTTTCTAAGGTTAATTGACTTCTTCTTTGCTTTTGGCTTCTCTTCAGTAACCGCTGGCGCTTTCGTTTCTACTGGCGTTTCTTCTGGCGTCTCTGTCACTTCACTTTCTTCTGGTTTTTTTGACATATATAATTATCCCATTATACGGGTGTTATTAATTACTCACTATTTAACTCTAGCATACGTCCCGTGGTACTTCTGACACGCGGTGACGTATGCTTGATGAGCTTTCAGTTTTGAATCGAACATTCCTTCATATTTTTTTTCTCCATTTACTCCAATGTAAACAACCCACGCTTTTGCTGCGACATTCCAACAGACGCCTTTATATCCGGATGTGTTATTCTTGTTTATTTTCCTATTCTTCATATTTTGAGAGTGAGTAGCCAAACGTAAATTCTTCCTCCGGTTATCTAATCCATTCCCATTTATGTGATCTACAGATTTGTTTCTAGGGGCTCCCAGTATCAAACGATGCATCCATATATTTGTTTTCTTTCCTTTTAAAGAAACCTCGCGCATAGCATACATACAGTCGTGCTTTTTGTTGGAATACAAATACCACTTCACTTCATTCATAGTTTTGAAATCTTTGTCATCAACTAGTGCGTATTTGCCTTGTGTGAGTTTAATTTTTTTCACGGTATTTTTATGTTTTTGAAAAATGCGTAGAATGATTTAAGAAACGTCTCGTTATTTTTTTTAATCGGCTTCATCTTGTCACGTGCTTTTTTTATGTATTGAACAGAAAGAGTTTTTATCGGCACGTCTTTTTTTATCTCCGCAAGACGCCACGCTTCTTCAATGAGTGCAAACTCCACAGGGAGCGGGTGCTTGTAAGTAATGCGGATTTCATCTCCTTTTTTTATATCCTTATCCGCAAGACATCTCATCTGTCTTTCAACCTCAACAACGTCTACTCTGTCGCTCTCTACAAAAATAGCTTCAAGTGTCTGACTATTTATTTGAGAAGAAAGTATTGTTCCCATTTCATCTGCTGATATGACAAACGGTTTCCCATCTGTAGGAATAAACTTCATGAGCTTCTTTTCTTTTGCCTCTTTAGAATAATTCACTTGAAGTGTGTACCCGTCTTTTTTTAGTTCTACTGCTTTTTTCATATTATGCTTCTGGTGGCTGTTCGCCGTTACGTATTGCATCAATGCTTACTACTAATCGTTGTATTAAACTTGCCTCAATCTCCAAATGGAGAGCGTTCACTAGCGTGGAAAACTCAGTATCAGATAGAATGCTAGTCAGTTGTGTTCTATTTCTACGAAGCAATTCTATTGCCCCTTGATAGTGATCGCTTGTCGCAAACGCTATAACCTTCTGGTTCATTGATTGCTCGTCCAAATTCATGGTTTTATAATTAACTCTTGTAAGATTGGAATCATACGGTCTTCGTTCATTTTACCTCTTGGGTGGTGAAAATGACATAGGCTTATCCCATTGGAGATGACATACCTTAGCCTTGGGAAGTCCCTCCAGTTATAGATATGGTGTGCTTCTAGTTTCCCTCGGCATTCCAGGTTTTTCATTTTACATATCCATCCGTCTCTTTTTTTAACCTCCAACATCCAGTATTTATACTTTGTGTCGTACATTTTTTGTCTATCAACCTTTAATAGGCTTCTGTCTTTTATAAAATTTCCATTACCATTTCTATTTCCTTTCAACCGTTCAGACATCTTCTTTTTTGTCTCTGCTGTGTGCTTTCTCCCAAGCCAGTACTTGTTTCCTTTTTTACTTTCTCCAACTTTCTTTTTAAATTCTTCTGATCTCTTCTTTCCTAGAGAATATTTATTTCCTATTGGTGCTCCTCTAGGCATACTATTGCTGTGCGCCCGCCCTTCCTACGCTTGCATCGATAGCACTCATGAACGGAGTCTGTGGACGAGGTAGTTCCTCTGGGTTCTGGGGCTGTGTTGGATCAGTTCCGTCTTGAGACATCTCTTGTCCTATAGGCATCATATCGCCTGTCGGTGGAACACCTTCTCCCGAAGCCATGCTCTGCATAGCCGTATTCTTCGCATCCATTTGCATCTGCTGTTGTTGCATTTGTGTTTGGATAACGGATGGTTGTTGCGCGATAATCGCATCATAGTCTCTCTTAGGGATGTAGTCATATATGTTTTGGTTTTGTATATCAAGCAACTGCTCGAGTGCTTTTAGTTGAGATGCCGCAGCTTCTGGGTCTTGATTACGAAGTGAGTAAATTAAAGTGATCTGGTTGGTGATCACCGGGAATAGCGTCATAAATGTCTGCTTCTTAATTTCAAGAGAAGGAAGAAGCATCGAGTCAGGGTCAATAACAAATTCTACGTAGTCAGATTTGTGTCCGTATGTATCCATCTCGTCGAACAACTTTTTTGCTGAAATAGTTCTTGTCGGCACATCCTCCATCATCTCTCCGTCAGGGGTGAAGTCGAAGTTGAGTCTAAAATTCTTTGATGCTGCAACAGCATATCCTTTCGGCTTCATGTTGTCGTCAACAACTTGTTGTGATTCTACAAAGTAGTCTGGGTTTTGTTTTGTAAACTCAGCAAGCTTGTCATCGCTGTCGATCATAAATACTTTATCAACAGGATACATCTCACGCATCCATGAGACGGCGATGCATGCGTCTGTTTGTAGTCCTTCAACAACAGAGTTCTTTGGTGGAGTAAGTCGGTTGTACGCAGCTTCTTTAAGAATCACAGTTGAGCCAAGTGTGTTTGATGCGTCTGCTCCAGCAACAATATTGTTTACACCTGTATTCTCTTCAATCGCTTGCTTCTGTTTGTCTCCAAAGATAATACCTTGCTGAACGTTTCCAGATGTTTTTATAACACTGATATCTGTACCCGGATGCTTTGGGTTAACAATGTTCGGTCCTCGTTTGTATGTTGCTGTTCCGTTCTGAACCTGCGCTCCGAAAAGAAGTGGGAATATTTCCGCTTCTACCTGCTGTGCGTTTAGTGAGTTGATGTAAGTAAACAACGCAGTGTTTCCACGCATGAGTTCGTAAAGACCAACGCCGTACGGGTCAACCTGGTTCTTTGTGAAACAGTGAGCAACAACAACAGAGCCGTAGTTCTCATCGTTCGGAAGTTCTCCATCGTAAATAAGCATCTTCCCGCATTTCACTACATAGCGATTAAGTAGAACGTTCTCGTAGTAGCCAATGGTTACGTGGGTTGCACTCTTTTCGTAGTTTTCCTCCTGAGCCTCTTCAGAAATAGAACAGTACTCAAGCTTCTTTTTATTTTTCGCTGCTTGTGGATACTTCTCAAAGAACTCGTCCTTGAGCATGTCCTTTTCGTAATACACTTCAAACTGAGACCAGTAGTCTCCGTTGTTAAATCCTAGCCCGAGCCATGTCCTTTTAGGATCCATTGGTTCTCGGTACACGTCATCAAAAAGTATCTTGTCGACCCCGTTACGTTTAACCTGCACTCGTCTTGGGTATACCCTCCAAGCTGTCCATCCGTAGGTAAATAGGTTTTGGTACACCTGCATCAATGTGTTTGCACCATTTGCCCCTTTCTGTAGCCAGTTTCTCTTCCATAGTTCATAAATAGCCCTTGAGAACACCTTGTCATCTGAAATAACCTCTGCGTCTGGTAGTTTCCCTGCCAGAACACTCGTCGCGATCATAATTTTACTGAAAGCAATAGGTTCTGCCGATACCGGTACTCCAGATCTATTCTGGTCGCGCCCGTTTAGCTTCATTGGATAGACTGAGTAGTCGTATGCTCCTCCAGCTATCTTGTTGTAAGTAAGCACTGAACCCCATCCCTGCTTCTCGTATATCTTCTCGCCGTAAGAAACAACAGTATTTACAAGATTTGTGTCAATTTCGTTCGCAAGTACATCGAATTTAACTCGATATATCGATTTTTTGAACATTTCTTTCTTTTTGTCGACAAATTCTACCGCTGATTTGCTTTTATCTTCCTTTTTTGTCAGTTTTGCGCCCGAGTCGTCGTCCATTACTTAATAGTAGTCGGTATCTGGTAGATAAGTCAAGCCTCCCACGGTGCTTTTGCTGTCTGTTCTTCACCAAACATCATACGACCCATCGAGAATCCTTCTCCTCCCGTTGCATCTCCTTCATATTTTCCAAATTCTTGAAGAACTGCGTAGGCTATCGCAGCACTCATGATACAGTCATCGTGTTTCCCTGCCATTGCTTCAGGTTTTCCTTTTTCGTTTCGGACAAACGTTAGCATCTCAACTAACAGTTTCACGGGAAACCCTTGATTCAGTCGTAAAAACACCGCTTTTAAAGCTGCAAGAGCAAAAGGACGTGTGGCGCTTGTTGTCTTCCATCCAAAGTACTTCGTGACCTTTTGAGTTATATCATCAAAGACTTTTCTATAGTACAAGTTTAAATACCCCATCTTCTCAATGCAGTCATTGACCCATAGGCCGTCCTTGTTCACCTCAATAGCAAGAAGAGCGTGGTTGTAAAATTTTGCTAAGGTCACCGAGTCTGTAGCAAGCTCATCTGGAGGTACTTGTGAATGATAAAGGGCGTCGCACTCTTCTGTCTTATGGTTTACCACATAGAGGACCTGAGCATCCCCATGAGCAAGACCCTCGGCTGTGTCGCCTCCGATTATGTATCGGACACCAATCTCTGGCTTCTTAAAGACAGTGAGTCTCCCTGTTGAGAGTCCTTGAAATTCAATCTCGCCCTTCTCGTTATACACAAGCTCTCCTTTCTCTCCCTGCATGGGCGTGTTTATGAGTGCAGAGGCTTTTGCTGTAGGGAAATACGTTTGACCTGTAGAGAGAAACGCTTCCTCTGGAGTTGTGGGATATTCTTGATTGAGTTTTTTAATCGTATCTACTCCATTCTTTCCTCCAAACTGTAGCCACTTCATGTAGTAGTAGGTAATCTCTCGATCGTTAAGATTGTTGTTTAGTTTGTACTCCTCCCAATTAATCTCGCACTCCATCATCGCACTGGTCGGAATATCCTCTTCAATCTTTGCCATTTCAACGTCGTCATATTGCCAGTTGTAGAAGTGAGGCATGAACTGAACTCGAGAGAGAGTTGGTGTTATTTTTTCTCTGTTTCCCCAGTTTTCCTGAAACAGTTCGTAAAATCTTCCAGCTGCACCTTCTGCGGTGCTTTCAATAAAAATAAATCCATCGAACGGTACTGTTGGAAATGTTCCCGTCTCCACTTCAAGCGCTCTCTTAGGGAAGTCCACACAGAGTTTTGCAAACTCGGAGATATGAACGTAGTTGTATGTTCCAGATCGACCAGAGGTACTCACGCTGATAGAGGACGTTCCTCCTGTCTCAGGTCCATACTCTCGAATGACCTGAATCTTTCTCGCTGAGTTTCTTTGTATTTTAAAGTACGCCCCTTTAACGTCCTCCGCCATGTTACGCATTGCGTAATCAATTTTTTTATCGAAAATCTCAATAGCATCTCCCTGTTTGTGCGCAATAACAATAGCCTCTTTGTTTGGGTTGAAGAGTATCTCATCAAGAATGAATAAGTCGATGAGTGTCGTGAACCCGAGCTGTCTGGCTTTGAGCACAATGTGTCTGTGATAGATCTCCCCTGGTTTTGAAAGGTACGTGTCAAAGAAATGCTGCTGTGCACGGTTCATTACAAAAACCTCCTTCTTACCTGATTTCGTGATCAACCAGTACAGATTTTTCATCCGCCACTCTTTGTTCTCAATGAGCTTTGGATTGTCGATCAGTGCGTTGACGACCGCCTCGTTAAACTCGTGGTATGGGTTTGTCATTAGAAATCATTAGGGTCTCCTTCTACTGGGTAAATATCCCTTATTATTGGTTTCGGTTCCTCTTTCTGTACAATTGGTTGGTGGCTCGCTCCGTTTAAGACCGTCTGGTTTTCAATCTGATTGATAACGACTTGTCGTAGTCGATTACCTGCGTCTTTTTTATCCTGATCTTTATACGCTGCAATGATACCTCCATTAAATCTACTCCACGCTCCGCCGATTGCGTTCAATGCTCCGACCAAATCTTTGTTACTGAAGTTCTCAAAACCTCTTGCTTTAAACTCGTGAATAACTTCAAGAGCTATGTCATTACTCTCGTTGGCAAGTCGTGCCATAGCGAGGTTGAATCCTTGCGTACTCTCAATCTTCGCTTTAACGTCTCTAGCTACCGCTGGTGCGTACCCAACCGAAAGAGCTATTTGCTGTCTATCTTTCCCATCTCCTGCATACAACCTCCGTGCATACATTGTTTGTCTCAGCGTCGAATGGTTCTTTCCCATACCTTAATGCTATCACACATTATTTCTTTTTTTCAAATTCTGCAATGGCCTCCTCTGCTGTTCTGTAAATAGTAAAATACAGTCCCTTTTTATTTGCAATATATGCAAGTAGTTCTTCTGGCTCGGTACCGTCCCGAACGCTGTATACGTCATTGGCTAAATCTCCTATAGGGTCGTCTCTATGCTTCTGTTGTGAAAGCCACTCGTAAAAATCTTTTGTCTGTTTCATAGTTAATCGTTTTTATCGAACTCGGCTTGTAATGGGTCTTTTGTACTTTTTAGGTTGCTTTTTTGCAACTCCTCCGCACGCTCTGGAGTAAACCTCCAGTATCGTCTGGAGTCTGTCCTAGCGGGCTCAAGCCCGGCAGTAAGTTTGAGTATTGAGGTAATACGTTGTGATTTTCGTGGGTCAAGGTTCTCAATCTTCGCGTCTGGAAATGTATTCATATACAAATCAGCAATAGTTGTTTCAAACTCTTCCCTGTTTCCAGCGCAGTATAGTGGGTCTTGTTGAAGGGTGTGCATTATTTCATCTGTCCAGTCATCCAAAACTTGTGCGTCTCTCTGCTTCTCAAGGGCTTCATCCACAGGTACCTTAAGTATCTTTGTTTTGTTTACCCAGTACGAGTACGCCTCAGCAAACAACTGATCTCGGTTGTCTTCGAGCCATTTAAAGTTTACTACTTTCTTAAGGTGTACTGGCCAATATCGTCTGTTACCTGTAACGTCCTTTAAGGGCTCAAGATCATTCGCTGACATAGAGAACACATTACGTCTGAGGAACTTCTTCGTCACCTTGTCATACGGCGCACGGTACTCGTCCTCACGCTCGGTGATCGTTGACTTCACGTGCATCGCACTCGCCTTGTACAGCACCGTCGCCTCATCGAAGTCCATGAGCATGCACCCACGCATTTTGAGATAGAAGTCCTTACTTCCAATATCTCCAGCACACATCTTGTGCCAAGGGCCACCGATTATCTTAAACACAGACGACTTCCCGATGTTCTGTTTCCCAAGGAGAAGAAGCACATAGTCAAACTGACACCCCGGCTCCATTATTCTACTCACCATGCCCATTATCCAATTCGCACCTACCGCCCTATGGTACTCTGTGTCTTCCGCGTTGAGCGCATCAACAGTCCATCCCTCAAGTCTGGGTGTTCCATCCCAGACAAGAGAAGTGAGCCAATCAACTGCTTCATCGTACTTATGTTCTTGCGCAAACACACGAACTGCATCCTCAACGTGTTTTGCTGGAAGCCCTGGCAAATGACAATCCCTTTGCATTATCTCCAAAATAGCAAGTGTATCCGACTCCTCCATCTCTTTTCCTCGAAACTCTGGTACGTTTTTGAATGAGTTGTACCGAATCGAAGTTTTAAAAAGCGGGTGCGTCCGAAGCACAATCAGTGCGTTGCTCATATCGAGTATCACCCCGAGGTCCTTCCCATTTTTATCCTTCCGCTTGCGAAGGTGCGGGTACACATCAATCCCTCCCTCGTCATCAACTTGTAGCGGAGATGTTATGAGTGCCTTGCGGCGAGCTTTCTCTTTCTTGGTTATGGAGTCGAAGATCGTCTGCACCTCCTCCCTCGGGAGCGGTGGTGAGTACGTCTTGTTTATATCATCCGCCGTGAGGAGAACATCCGCCCACTCACTCTCTTTACGGTTATAAATCAGTGACCCAATAAGACGCGCAAGCGTGTCGTTCCTGCTCCCTTCCTTAAGAGAAACTGTATTTCTGATTATTAACTTCTCCTTCCTCTCCTTCACCGAGTTTTCGAACATCTCGATAGGGAATTTCGCGAGTGGCAAATCCCGGAACACCGTGTACTCTCCTTGTACTATCTCGTTAGAAACTGTGTCCTGAAACTCCGTAACACTCCCAGCTCCGAGTACGTACCCTCCATCATTTCGCAGGTCAACTTTATTCACTGGATCCGTCGTGACCGTTATTCCCTCGTGATATTTGTAATACAAATGGTACCCCCCACGGCCAGTGCGGACTGTGTATGTCTTTGGAAAGTCATCGATCGTCTTCCCCCCGTCTTTATACGAATCAACGTCCACCACCGTAATCCCCGACACTTTCCCCGTCGCGATCCCGATATTCGCCTCGGGGTGCTTCTCCCAGAGTTCCATCAGCTCCTCGTCCGAAGGCGCGCTAGTTTGAAATTTCTTCCACGAAAAAATCAGGGGTTT